GGTACACCTGTAGTTAAAGATGTAAAAGAACAAACAGATGAAGTAATGGCTAGTAAAGGTGCTACTGTAGCTAGATATAATGAGGGTGGTTCTCCTACAATAGAAGAAGAACTTAAAACAAATTTTCCAGAAGAATATGGGAAAGTAATAAGAAAACCTGTTGATCCTAATGATCCTAGATTTAAAGATCTTAAACCTGTTGGTCCTAGAGTAACCCCTAGAAAAGGACAAACAATAACACCTGACGATAGTGGTAATAAAGCAACACTTACAACACCAGAAGGTAGAAACTATAGAGTGACTAAGCCTGATACAAAGATAACAGCTACAGGTCCAAGAACTACAGGTATTGTAGGGGGTAACTATACAGGTGTAGATTTAGAAAATATGCCAGGCTTTGGTGTAGATAGATCAGGTGGAAGTGCCCCATCAGGACCTAACACAGTAGAAAAAATATTATCAGGTGTTACGACTGTTGCAGCACTAGATAAATTATTTCTTGACGGAAAAATTACAGACAAAGTTTTAAAGTGGGGTAAAGAAAACCTGTTTGATCCTTTAGGTGAGTTTTTAGGTTTTGATAAAACTGCTGCTGCTAATGCAGGTATTTTAACAAGTGGATCTACAGCTGCTATAACAGGTACAAGTATTACAGTAGGCAACACTATAGTTCCTGTAGGTTCAACTGTTTCAGGTATAGGTCCTGCAGCAGAAGCAGGAGGAATAGTTCCATTTAGAGGAACACCTACTGAGTTTACAACAGTAGTAAACGGAGAAATTGTTAAACTAACACCAGGAGAGGCTTATATAGTTTCTGGAGGAAAACAAGGTGTTTATGATGGTAATTTAACTAACGTAAATACTTCTGGTAGTGCATCTACTAAAACAGGAGCAGATCTTACAGGCGAAGCTCCTGTGTCAAGTAATGGTGTATGGAATTGGAAAACAGGTTTAGCAGCAGTAGGTGGAGCATTATCTTTATACGATATTATGGAAAACGGACCTAGTGTTGGGAACGTATCAAGTTTAGGATACTCAGCAGGAGTACTAGCACAAGGTGGAGTATTTGGATCAGGTGCTGCTGCAGCCACCGCTCAAGGAACTGCATTAGGTGGTGCAATAACTGTTCTAGGTTGGGTAGCATTGGCTGCAGGTTTAGTGCAAATGTTTAGCGGACCTCCTTCTACAAAAGTAGGCGAAGCTGCATATAACTTCGATAATCCTGAGTATAATCCTAATGATATTTTATCAGGAGGTTTTTGGACTAAAAAAAGAAGTGATGAAAATATAGATGGTGCTAAAGAATTAGTTTCTACTGTAGGTTCATACGTTTCTTCTATGGAAGAAGCACTAGGTATTAATATTGGTGGAGAGTTATTTATTGATGTAGGTAATACACAAGGTCTTAGATATGGGTACGTTGAAGGGTATGACGAACTAGGTATGTACAAGTATCATAAAAAAGATCTTGATTATGAGTTATTACACGGTCCAGGACAAGTAGGAAAAGGTTATAAAGGAGAAGACGCAGTTACACAATTAATGGATCAAATTAATGATGATATAAGTGTTATTACTATGTTTGCTTTAGCCGATAAATCATCAGGCGGAGAAGGTTATGCAACATTTGATAAGATAGGTGGATATAGAAAAAAAATTAATACATTATCCACATACAGATCTGGTATGGCAGGATCAGGTACTAAAGCAGTACTAACAGACTACGAAAGAAATCTTTTAGAAGGATTTCAAAAGAAAGAATTTGCTGCAGTTACAGGAGAAGAACTTGCAGCATTACTACCTATCTATGACAAGATAGCACCAGTGCAACAACAGAATAGTTTTAATTTTAATTCACTAGGTATGTAAGCACTGTTTAATGGCTACCTACTAACCCCTAGCAATAGGCAACTAAGTAGCCCCAACAAGGAGAAATAAATGTCAAACGAAGAAGTACAAGTAAAAAGAGATGAAGACACAGGTGATACAATTATGAAAAAACCTGTAAGATATTCTAGAGCAGAACCTACAATGCAAGAATTAGCTGCAGAAGAAGCTGTAAAAGAAAGAGAAGGTTCTACAGAAGAAACAAATGAGTCTATTACAGATGAACCTGCCAATGCTGAGGAAGCATCATTTAAGAAAAGGTATGGTGATTTAAGAAGACATGCTCAAAAAGTTTCAGATGAAAAAGATGCAGAGCTTACTAAAATTAAAAAACAATTATCAGAAGCGACTAAAAAACAAATTAAACTTCCTAAAACAGATGAAGAATTAGATGCGTGGTCTGCTGAATACCCAGACGTAGCAAGAATAATAGAAACTATTGCTATTAAAAAATCAAAAGAAATGAATGCTTCTATTGAAGAGCGTTTAGAATCTATTGCTGTAAAAGAACAAAAATCAGCAAAACAAATAGCAGAAGCAGATTTATTAAGATTACATCCTGATTTTGAAGATATTAGAAACGATACTAAGTTTCACGACTGGGCTGAGGAACAGCCTAAATATATTCAGCAAGCATTATATGATAATGAAACAGATGCTAAAGCAGCGTCTCGTGCTATTGATTTATATAAAGCAGATATGAAAATTACTACTAAGAAAAAATCTAAGTCCTCCGATGCTGCTAAAGCAGTAACAACAAAAGGTGGTTCTACCCCTTCTGATAATGCAGGATCTTCAGATATAATAAAAGAATCTCAAGTTGCAAAGATGACATCACAAGAATACTCCGCAAACGAAGAAGCTATATCAAATGCAATTCGTTCTGGAAACTTTGAGTATGATGTTAGTGGAGCAGCTAGACAGTAATAATAGGTTGACAAAACCTATTTTTTGTATATGTATGTAACATATACTACAATCGTAGTAGGCCGAAAGTGTCAAATGTATTTGACATCTATCCCACCCTACCTATATCAAACGAAATTCACTCAGGCTACCTGATGTTATGGTCCTATTTATAGCTACCCATTTTCAGCATCAGCCCTTACGTTGTAGAGTTATCGTTTGTTGGCCTCTAATATAAAAAGGAGAAACAGATGGCTTTTAAAGTAGCGTCAGGTTATACAAACCTACCTAATGGTAATTTCTCTCCAGTTATTTACAGTCAAAAGGTTCAACAAGCTTTTCGTAAGAGTTCAGTTGCTGAATCAATTACTAACAATGACTACTTTGGAGAAATTGCAAACTTTGGTGATACAGTCCGTATTATTAAAGAGCCAGAAATAACAGTTAAAGCATATTCTCGTGGTACTACAGTCACACCACAAGACTTAGACGATGAGGATTTTACACTAACTGTTGATCAGGCAAACTACTTTGCTTTTAAAATGGATGATATTGAGGAAGCTCACTCTCATGTAAATTTTGAAAGCATGGCATCAGATAGAGCAGGCTATAGACTTCGTGATCAATANGATCAAGAAGTTCTTGGTTACCTATCTGGTTTTAAACAATCAGCTTTAAACACAGTTGCAGATACTNCTAATGACACAGTATCAGGAACTAAAGCTGTAAGCACCGCAGGAAGTAATGAATTATTATCCTCAATGACTTTGAGTAAAGGTTCTTTTGGAAACATTACAACTACTTCAGCAGGCGACCACTCTATCCCTCTAGCAGTAAGAATGCCTGGAGCGACAGCAGTAGCAACAGCTACCGCAACACCGCTTCAAGTAATTGCTAGAATGGCTAGACTATTAAATGTACAACAAGTAGATACAGCAGGTCGTTTCTTAGTCGTAGATCCTGTATTCATGGAACTATTATCAGATGAAGATTCTAGACTATTAAACAATGACACCGCAGATAAAGGTGGACTTGTAAATGGTATTTCAATCGGAAATCTACATGGTTTTGATGTATATGTCTCAAGTAACTTACCTTCAGTTGGTACTGGTTCTGCAACCTCTGGTTCAGGAAATCAAAATACTAACTTTGGTCNTACTTGTTGCAGGACATAGTTCAGCAGTAGCAACTGCTTCTCAGATCAATAAAGTTGAATCTTATCGTGATCCTGAATCTTTCGCTGACATTGTCAGAGGGATGCAGATGTACGGAAGGAAAATACTTAGACCTGAAGGCATTGTGACAGCTAAATATAACGCAGCGTAAGGGAGATAAAACATGGCAACATATGATTTAACAGCTAAATCCACTACAGGCGTTAGTTCTGACTCAACAGCAACTCTACCAGGTAATCGTAGAGGAGCATATGTAATTGAAAAAGAATTAGATGTAGCAAAATTAGTAGCGGAAGGCACATTTGCCAACGTAGCTAGTGGCGACATTTTTCAATTATTAGAAGTTCCTGCTAATACTATTGTTATTACTGCAGGTGCTGAAGTCACTACAGTATTTACAGGTGGTTCTGCCACTGTAGATATTGACTTTGCAGCAGGAGATGACATTATTGATGGCGGAGACGTTTCATCAACTGGTTATCTTGCAGCAGGTTCTAATGGTCAAGGCAATATCATAAACACAGCAGCAGCTAATACATTTACTGCATTAATTACAGCAGCAGACACTATTGACGTGAAAGTTGCAGCAACTGATACAGCATGCGTTAGTGGCGTACTTAGAGTTTATGCGGTTCTTGCAGATATTTCTTCTCAACAAACAGGAAGAGATGTTGTAGCTAGAGACTTAGTATAGATTTATTCTAGGATTAGGAGGGGTGAGTATTTCTTGCCTCTCCTACATTTAATATATGGCATATACATACTTAACAGTAACAAACGAAGTTTTAAGAAGGTTGAATGAAGTTGAATTAACATCATCAACTTTTCCTACTGCTACAGGAATACAATCCTTAGCTAAAGATGCTGTCAATAATGCACAGCGAGATATTTTTATGTCTGAACAAGAGTGGCCTTTTTCTTATGCTACTACAAGTCAGACATTAACTGCAGGAACTAAAGAGTATGCTTTAACTTCAGGGTTTTTAAGCATAGATTTAGATACTGTACTTATAGATAGAAACGATACCTTAAATGTTGCAGAAACACATTTAACACCTCTTTCCTACCAAGAATACGTAGATAGATATATGGAAAGAGACGAACAGAGAGATTCAGGAGATTATGATACTCCTAGATACGTATACCTAACACCAGACTATAAACTAGGAGTAAGCCCAACACCAGACAAAGCTTATGTAGTAAAATACACATATTTTAAAACAGCTACCGAACTTGATTTACATGGAGATGCTCCAGAATTACCATCGCAGTTTAAGAATGTACTAATAGATGGTGCAGTATACCATCTTTATATGATGAGAGACAACGTAGAGTTAGCATCTTTAAGTAACAAACTAGTTACAGATGGTATAGATAAGATGCGTCAAATACTAATTAATCGTTATATAAGGATGAGGGACACTCGTGTCTCTAGTGTAATAAATGACTGATAGACTTCAAACTTTAAAAATACCTTGTAGAGGGGGCTTATATACTAATGAAGATTTTCTTACTTTAAGTGATAATATGCCTGGCTCGGCAACAAAACTAGTAAATTTTGAAGTATCACCTTTTGGTGGATATAGAAGAATAAGTGGATACGCAGCACTAGACTCTACTTACCACACGCCTGCAGGACAAGGTGCTATATTAGGTTTATTTATATATAATGAATTTATATATGCAGCAAGAAGAAAAGCATCAGGAACAGATTACGATGTTCTTAAATATGTATCAGGAGCAGGGTGGTCAAGCACTAGTTTAACAGCAGGTCAAGCCTTTGCTGACGTAAACAGAATAAGAGGTTTAAATCATTCTGTAACTGGAAATAAAAGTTTAATACTAACAGATGGTATTAATTATCCAATGAGATTAGTTACTAATACTTGGACAAAACTCAATGGATCATCTGATGTAGAGAATGCTAGTTTTGCAGAAGCATTTAAAAATAGAATATTTTTTGGAGGTATGAGTCAGTCTCCACAGTTATTAGTATTTACTGCACCTAATAGCGATAGCAATTTTACCGCAGCAGGCGGAGCAGGTAGTGTTAATGTTGGTTTTGATATTACTGCTATAAAAAGATTTAGAGATAATCTTTATATCTTTGGTAAAAACGATATAAGAAGATTATCTGGGGACAGTATTAATTCTTTTGTAATACAAGAAGTATCTAACAGTGTAGGGTGTGTTGCAAGCGATAGTGTACAAGAAATAGGCGGTGATGTTATATTTCTTGCACCTGATGGAATAAGAACAGTACAAGGAACAGAAAGAATTGGTGATATTGAGTTAGCAACTATATCAAAACCAATTCAAAGAATATTAGGATTATACGATATTAACTTTACAAACGAACAATTATGTAGTACTGTTATACGTGAAAAATCTCAATTCAGATATATGTTTGGTAAGTCTTCTCTTACAGCAATAAATACATCTGGATTTTTAGGAGGCTTACGTACATCAGACCAAAGAACAGGTTGGGAATTTAGTGAGTTAAGAGGGTTTCAAGCATCTTGTGCAACTAGTGGTTTTATTGGTGACTCTGAGTATGTTCTTCATGGGGACTTTGATGGCAAAGTTTATAGACAAGAACAAGGTGGTACTTTTGCAGGAACAAATGTTTATGCAACTTACGTATCTCCATTTTTAGATTTTGGCAATACAGAAAAAAGAAAAATATTTTCTCAAGTTACTGTATTTACTAGACCAGAAGGTGATAATAATTTTATTGTAACAGCAGACTACGATTGGCTAGATTCAGATTATTCTAGTCCTAATGATTACACTATAGAATCTACAGGTGGTTATGCTGAATATAGAGATACAGAAACAAATTATAATACAGCAGGATTTGTTTATGGTGGTGCTACAAAACCAGTCATAAGACAGGCAGTTCAAGGATCAGGACATGCCATACAATTTAAGTTTGTTACAGTAGCAAGTGCTAACCCTTATACCATACATGGGTTTGCAGTACAATTTGGAGAGGCAGGAGTAAGATAATGGCAGGATATGCGAGACAGAGTTCTAGTAGTATACAAGATGGGGAAACAATTACAGCTGCCCCACTCAATAGTGAGTTTGACGCAGTATTAGCAGCATTTGCATTTAGTGGAGGCCATAATCACGATGGTTCTTCTACTGAAGGAGCATATGTAAGTATACTAGCGGATGTTGACGCTTTAAATAAAATTGTTGTTGACAATACTAATAATAGACACGGTTTCTTTGTTGAAGTATCTTCTTCTGCTGTAGAACAAATAAGAATACAAGATGGTGCAATAGTTCCAGTAACTAGTAATGACATTGATCTTGGTACAAGCTCTTTACAATATAAAGATATACACATAGACGGTACTGCTTATATAGACACTCTTGAAATACATGTAGGTGCTTCTTTATCTGCAGGCGTATTATCTTTACCAGATGGATCAGCTTCTGCTCCAGTAATTACAAATACAGGCGATACAAATCAAGGTCTATACTTCTCAGGTACAGATGAAATGTCATTTACTGCAGGAGGAACTGCTCAAGTTACTTTTGCTGATGGTGTTATTAAACCTGTTACAGACAACGATGTAGATTTAGGTACATCAAGTTTACAATTTAAAGACATTCATATTAACGGTACAGCTAATATAGATACACTTGCAGGTACTACTATGAGTGGTAACTTAGCTATGGGTAGTAATTCTATTACAGGTCTCGCTGCTCCTAGTGCAGATGGCGATGCTGCAAGAAAAGTATATGTAGATGATTCTATTGCTTCGGCTGAAGGTCTTACACAATTAGCAGGTAATATAAATGTAAATGGTTTTCACTTCTTTGGTAGTTCTGGAGAAGACATTAAGTTTAAACCTGTAGGTAGTGCATCAATATTATCTACACAAGATACTGATGGAGAGTTTGTAGCTCTTGTTCTTAGAAACGAAAGTGATGCTGCAGACACAACAGGTATAGCTTCTCTTAGATTTGATTTAGAAGACACAGGTGGAAATACAGTAGACGCTGCTAAAATAGCAGTTAAAAAAGAAGCATCTTTTACTTCTACTGCAGCAACTCAAGATTCTTCTATAGTATTCTCTACATCCTTAAATGGTACACTAACAGAATATTTAAAACTAACAAGTGCAGGTATATTAGAACCTATAACAGACAATACTGTAGACATTGGTACATCTGCAAAACAAATTAAAGATATTTATGTACATGGAACAGCTTACCTTGATGCAATAGGTTTTGGTACTACTTCTATAACATTACCTACAGCAGACGGTTCAGCTAACCAAATACTAAAAACAAATGGTTCAGGTACTTTATCATTTGCCGATGATACAGGAACTACTATAAACAATGCTACAGAAAATGAACTAGTAACTGTATCTTCAACTACAACACAATTAGACGGTGAAGCTAATCTTACATTTAATGGTACAACGCTTACCTTAAATGGTAAGTTAGCCATGGCTTCTAATACAGCAGGTAAATTACTTATTGCAGATGGTACAGATTTTGAGCCTACTGCTGTTGGTGATCTATCTGAAATAAGTNNTNTTGCTANTGATGATGTATTAATTGCATTAGATACTTCTGGTGGTGGTTTAAAGAAAATTACTAGAGCTAATTTAGTATCAGGTCTTGCTACATCAAGTGCTATATCTAATGTTGTAGAAGATACAACTCCACAACTAGGTGGAGATTTAGACGCACAAGGTAAAGATATAACAGACGTAGGTATTTTATCTGCGGATGCTTCTGCAGGTATATATGGTGCTACAGGTAGTCCAGTAGTATTTACNGTTACTGTAGCTTCTAAAACTTCTGCACATCCTTACAATGGAGANGGTAGTTCTAGTGGTTACTTCTTAAATGGTGTAGAATCTCCTGCTCTTAAATTACATGGTGCAGATAGCGTTACATCTTCTTCAGGATATTATTATAAATTTGATCAAGCAGAGGGTACTAATAGCGGACACCCATTAAGATTTTATTTAGANGCTGCTAAAACAATAGCCTATACAACTGGTGTTACAACTAGTGGTACACCTGGTACTGCAGGTGCTCACACAACTATAGCAGTTACAGATCAAACTCCAAGCACATTATATTATCAATGTTCTTCTCATGGTTACATGGGTAACTATGCTAGTGTAGATTCAGCTAATATAACATCTAGTGGTGCAGTAAGTATAGACGCAGTAGGCGATGTCACTTTAGATGCAGATGGTGGAGATATAGTATTTAAAGATGCAGGTACTACATTTGGTAGTGCTACTAATACTTCTGGTAATTTAATACTTAAATCAGGAACTACAACTGCTGTAACCTTTGATGGTGCTAATGCTACTGTTGCAGGTAATCTAGTTGTTACTGGTAATCATACTGTAAACGGAACTACAACAACTGTAAACTCTACTACAGTAACTAT